GCCCAAGGGTGTCGGATGAGTACGTCAAAGAGATGGCGATGCGCTATGGCGAGGAAAGCAATGTCTACCGGATTCGCGTGGTCGGTGAGTTTCCAAAGGGCGATGACGACACTGTCATTGCCATGGACTTGCTGGAAAGTGCGCTGAATCGGGATGTGGCCGCCAGCGAGTACGCGCCCATGATCTGGGGCTTGGATGTGGCAAGGTTTGGAAGTGACAGATCAGCGCTGTGCAAAAGGCAAGGCAATGCGGTGACTGAGAACATTAAGACTTGGAAGAATCTGGACCTGATGCAACTGACTGGTGCGGTGGTGGCCGAGTACCAGGCGCTGCCACCGAGTCAACAGCCCAAGGAAATACTGGTCGACTCCATCGGCCTTGGGGCTGGGGTGGTGGACAGGCTCAGAGAGCTGGGCCTGCCAGCGCGTGGCATCAATGTGTCCGAGTCCCCAGCCATGGGTGGGACTTACAGGAATCTGAAAGCAGAGCTTTGGTACAGGGCGAGAGCCTGGCTTGAGGCGAGGGACTGCAAGATGCCAAGGGATGATGTCTTGATCAATGAACTGGCCACAGTGCGGTACTCATTCACCAGCAACGGCAAGATCGCCATTGAGGGGAAAGACGAGATTAAGCGAAGAGGGTTGCCAAGCCCCGACAAGGCTGATGCCTTTGTCCTGACATTTGCATCTGACGCGATCATGGGGATGTACGGGTCAAGCGGCTCAAGCAAGTGGTCACAGCCACTGCGCAGAAATCTATCTAGGGTTGCATAATTCGGGTATTGACAAACCAATGGGGGAAACCTATGAAGATGATGACCAAAGCGCAAAAGAAGGTCGGCAAGGTGATGGGTGAGTACAAAGCTGGCAAGCTCCACAGCGGCGGAACTGGCAAAATTGTTAAGAATCCTAAACAGGCAATTGCCATTGCAATGTCTGAGGCGAAGATGCCCATGCGCGGTCAGCGCACGGCAAAGAACAAGGCGAAAAAATAATGGCTACTTTAAAACGCACCATGGACCAGGTCATGGATAGAGAAGAGGGCGAAGACATGGAGGGCGGTGAGAACTGCCCATTGCCCACGCAAGACATTACCCTCAACCTAAAAAACCGCGCCAAGGCAATCACCAGCGCGGCCTATGGTCCTGAGAATCCCAAGCTGCCCAATGAGGCTTTTTGGCGCAAGAAGGCTGACCAGTGGGATGTCAGCATGGATGACGCAAAGCAGTCTCTGTGCGGCAACTGCGCGGCATTCAACGTGTCTGACAACATCAAGCAGTGCATTGCCCAAGGCATTGGCATGGAAGCAGACCCATGGGGAACGATCAAGTTGGCCGACCTTGGTTATTGCGAAATCTTTGACTTCAAGTGCGCAGCCAGTCGCACTTGTGATGCATGGGTGGTCGGTGGCCCGAACACTGGCGAGCAAGAGGGTGAAGAGATGGAAGAGGGCGAAGACTATGAAGAGGGAGAAGAGGAATGAAAGGGTTATATGCAAACATTCATGCAAAACGCGAAAGAATTGCTGCTGGCAGCAAAGAGAAAATGCGCAAGCCTGGGGCAAAAGGCGCTCCAAGTGCTTCAGACTTTAAGGCAGCGGCTAAAACCGCCAAGCCAGTGAAGAAGAAATGAAGACCCCAGCTTGGCAGCGTAAAGAGGGAAAAAGCCCGTCTGGCGGCTTAAATGCCAAGGGCCGTGCTAGTGCGAAGGCGCAGGGCATGGACCTGAAAGCGCCAGTCAAGGCTGGCGATAACCCCAGACGCGCCAGCTTCTTGGCACGCATGGGCAATATGCCTGGTCCTGAGATGAAGGGCGGTGAGCCGACACGGCTGCTGCTGTCATTGAAAGCATGGGGCGCCAGCTCCAAGTCTGATGCCAAGGCCAAGGCGGCTGCGATCAGTGCCAGAAACAAGGCCAAGAAATGATTTGTCCAATCGTCATTGCCACAGTCAAGGGCCATGGTCTGGCCGTATTGCTGGAGTCAATCAAGCAATACGCGCCAGAGTGTCCAGTCTATCTGCGCGGCCCAGAGTCGGTGATTGAGAATTTCCAAGCTGACTTCAAGATTTATGGCCAGCCAAGGAACTTTGGCGAGGACTATAACGAAATCATTGAAGCGGCCATGAAAGACTGGTCATCATGCATTGTGGCCAATGACGACATTGTGCTGACCCCCACCAGCGTGAAAGTGCTGATGGAAGATGTGGCCATTGTCAGGAGCATGAACAGTTACAAAGCTGGGTGGGTCGCTGCCAGGTGCGATGCGGCCAGACCTTGTCAGAATGTGCGGATCACTGACCAGCCAGAACAACTGAATTTTTACAAATTCCCGTCTGAGGCCCACATCAAACTGGTCCAAGAGGTCAGCCCAATCTTTGCATGGATATCAAGTGATGCATTTGAAGAGGCAAAGTTTCCCCCTCTGAATTGGTACAGTGACGATGTGCATTGTATGGACTTAATCCAAAAAGGCTATGGCCACTACGTCAGTGCCAGTTATGTCCACCACATTGGAAGCAACACAATTGGTTTGAATGCGCAAAAGCTCCATGAGGATGCGCTGCCATGGCTTAGAGAGAATCGGCCAAATTATGCGAGTGCCTGGTTTGATTCTTAACTTAGGGTCTGGCAAGGACTGGTGCGCTGAGTATCTCAATGCAGATATTCAAGCCAGCAAGAATCCTGACTGGCTGGTGGATATCAGCAAAGTCAAATGGGGCGACACGCTAGAGACTAGGTTTGGGCAGCTGGAGATCGTGCCAGGAATGTTTGAGGTGATTCTGGCCAATGATGTGCTGGAACACATCCCCAATCTGGTCGATGCCATGACCAACTGCAAAGAACTGCTGAAGGTGGGCGGTGAGATGCGGATTCATGTGCCGTATGAGCTAAGTCTTGGCGCTTGGCAAGACCCAACCCACGTCAGGGCATTCAACGAGAATTCTTGGAAATATTACACCGAGTGGCATTGGTACTTAGGCTGGCCAGATCGGTTTGAGTTGACAACACTGGAAATGCGTCTCTCAAAGGTGGGAGAAGCACTAGAATTGCCACAAGACGAAATCATCCGCACCCCACGGGCTGTGGACTCCATGTATGTGGTTCTTACAAAGGTCAAGCCATGATTGAAAACATCACCGAAAATTTATCCACCGACATTGCAGCCACAGAGCCAATGGATGATGCAGAGCTGCAAGCCATTGTCACGCAAGACCTGACAGATGCCATCAGCTATGTGGACAGTGATCTGTCACCCACACGCGCCAAAGGGACTGAATACTATCGCGGTGATTTATTCGGCAATGAGGTCGAGGGGAACAGCAAGGTGGTGGCAATGGAGGTGCGGGACACTGTCTCGGCCATGCTGCCAAGCCTGATGCGGGTTTTCTTTAGTTCTGAAAACGTGGTGGAATTTGCGCCCAGGGGACCCGAAGACACCAAAATGGCCCAACAGGCCACGGACTATTGTAATTATATTTACCAGAACGACAATTCTGGGTTTTTAACGACCTATGCCATCTTCAAAGATGCACTGGTTCGCAAATGCGGCATTGCCAAATTCTGGTGGGAAGATGAAGAGAAGGTCCGAATCGAAGAGTACACGGGTCTGGATGACCAGACCCTAGAAATGCTCATGCAAGAGCCTGGTGGCGAGGTCAAGATCATTACGTCTTACCCAGACCCAGCGATTGATGAGGCACAGCTGACAACTGTCGATCCAACAACTGGCCAGCCAATGGTTATGCCCGCACCCATGATCCATGATGTGCAGATCAAGCGCATCACAAAGGATGGCCGGATCAGGATCATGGCCGTGCCACCCGAAGAGCTGCTCTTGGACAGACGCGCCAGATCGTTTGACGATGCGACCATCATTGCCCACAGACAAATGGCCACCATGGCTGATTTGTTGGCCATGGGTTATGACCAGGATGAGATCGAAGAGAATATGTCATCGACCGACTTGGACAGCAATGACGAGTATTTAGCCCGTCAGCCACTGTCCACCACATTTGGCACAAATGACGCTGCCAACCCGATGATGCGCAGAGTGCTTTACATCGAGGCTTATTCCCGTGTGGACTACGATGGTGACGGCATTGCAGAGCTTAGAAAAGTCTGCTGCATGGGTGGCGGCTATAAGGTGGTGCGTAATCTGCCTGCCAGCTACATCCCATTTGCTGACTTTCCCTGCGACCCAGAGCCACACACAAGCCCACTTGAGGCCATGTCGATTTTCGACATCACCCGCGACTTGCAAGAGATCAAGTCGGAAATACTCCGCAACACGCTGGACAGTCTGGCCCAGTCAATCCACCCGCGCACAGCAGTGGTCGAAGGCCAAGTCAACATTGACGATGTCTTGAACAACGAGACGGGTGCGATCATTCGCATGAGAGCGCCTGGCATGGTCCAGCCATTGACAACGCCATTTGTGGGTCAGGCTGCATTCCCGATGATGGAATACATGGACCAGATCAAGGAAGATCGCACGGGCATGAGCAAGGCGGCCATGGGGCTGAATGCTGATGCATTGCAGTCAAGCACCAAGGCGGCAGTCAATGCAACGATCAACGCAAGCCAAGGCCGTATTGAGCTGACAGCCCGAATTCTGGCTGAAGGCATGAAAAAGCTATTCAAGGGCATTTTGTTCTTGGCCACAACGCACCAAGACAAAGCCCGAATGGTGCGGATGCGCAACGAGTGGGTGCAGATCGATCCAAGGT